AAGGGATTTCTTGAAGTTCACTCAGACTAAGTAGTGGTTCCATGGTGCTAACAAGCACATGCTGCGATACCCCTACTTGCATCGCGAGGCCATTCTCCGTGGTCTCAAGAGTGAGCAAGCATCCCATTTGTTGGAAGACATAGTAGAGGCACAACTCCAGCACCTGGAGAAGCCTGACGTCAGTGAGGACGCCAGATTCTACTATGAGCAGAAGACGAAGTCTGTTCAGCACGCCTTGTCATCGACTGGCTACAAAGCAGAGCACAGCATTAACCACAGGCTGTCACTCACTTTGGAGAAGTTGTTGACGGTTGCCCGCACTAATACGATTTATTGCGGACGCGACCAGGCCATTCGGGTTCATATTAATCAAACCAAATGCAATCCAAAGAACCCAAAACCCAAGTCGCTCGCTACGTCGAAAAGCCAAAAGCTAAGTCGGATACCGAGCAGACTAACCCCCTCTACCAGGAGCTCCTCGCCTGGAAAGAGGCGTAATCGCAGAGGAAAAGGCAAGGTAAGCGTCCCCAGCCCCAGATCATGTCCGCACAGGTCCGCAAACCTGTACAGAAGGACGGATTCACCGTGTAAGCTGCAAACGCTCAACAGGTCCTCACAGCCTGGGACGAGATGGTCGTCGCCAAGAACTTCCCAGGCTAATTCAATCCAGCATACATTGCTGGGATGAACGTGACCAACCTTCCCACCAACACGTTTAACGTGTCCAACGCTCTCTCGTCCGCCAACGTTTATGGCTAGACTAGCGACGAGAAACTCGGGGCTGCCACCTACTGTCTCATCATGTGGTGCTCTTCCCTCACAGCGTTCTACGGAACTGGCAACACGGGCCAGGTTCCGACCACCGACAAGCTAGGCGGATTCGTCATCAAGCAGCTTCAGGATTAGGACCTCAACACCCAATGGATCACCAGGGGCTCATTTGAGGAGATCTAGTCCTCCCACACGATGCTAGAGACCTACGGATCGGACATGTCCGGTTTTGCAGCAGGTGGCTTCGTCTGGGCCTCGGAAGCCAAGATGAACATCCTTACTCCAGCCGCAACGCTTGTCGGCTCGTTCTACCGCGGTACTATTTCCTACGGCCAGCTGCCGAAAGACGGCACTAGAGGATTGAGCCTCTAGAATCTCATCGAGATCGCTGGTGACGCTGAGGTCATGTAGCCATCCTTCCATTTACGAACGGCTGTTAACAATAACAACCTTGTCTTCGCCTCCCAGTAGTCAATCAATGACAACCCGGAGGAGAACGACTTCGTAGGTGAGTTGGTCAACTACGTGGTGCTCCAAAGTGTCGCGAAGAACATCACTACAGGTGAAAACGCCACCTTCGGCCTGTAGATGAACATAAGAGGCAATGGAGTCTTCTGGGGAAACCCACGAGACTCAATAGCCAACGGCCTCTTTAGAACTACCAAGGCAAAGCTTTCTCCAATGCCTGGTAAGTTAGAGGGTGTGCAACAAAATCCCGACATGAAAACGCCAAAAGTCGGGTCCATCCTGGATGGGGCAAAGTATCTGGCTTCTAAGGCCTGGTAGAATAGAGACGTCCTCATGCCAATCGTTGAGACCGTCGCTGCCCTACTGGAGCCTACGCCAGCTATAGAGCCACAACCACTGGTCGTCAAAACCAACTTCCTCGATCTCCTGAACAAAGCTATCTCCTCCGTGGTAGATTTAAATCAGGTTGACCCTTCTCTTAAGTTGGACAAGACGCTAAAGACCCTGTATGACCGCCTCGCAGAAGTGCAGCAGTCTAGTGGGCGTCTGTTTCTCCTGGAGGAAGCAGAACCCCCTCAAACACCCTAGAGAAAGAAGGCGTGATTGAGCAGAAAGAGAAGGCAACGGGCTTCGAGCCCAGAAATGGTGACCCCCTTTATAGGTCACCATGACCCGCACCCACGGTGGAAGCAGGTCGAAAGGAG